GGAATAGTCACGGAGGGCTATCGACACCGGAGGCCGGAACTGCTACGAAAACTGCGGAAAACGAGACAGCCGCATGACTGCTTTGGGAGCAGAGGGTCGCAGGTTCGAATCCTGTCTCCCCGACCATAAGTGCCTAGCTTGACACGCTAAAGTCAACCGAACGCCGTCTCGCAAACCGGAACGCACCGGAAACGGGAGGTACGCGTCGGCATGATGAATCGCGGAATAGTTACGGAGCCCGGTCAAGCGCCGAAGGTGGCCGTTCCCCCGAATGGGACGAAGCACAGCCCGAACCTCGCAAAATGGCTGAACGCCAATCGTCGCGCCGGTGGCAGGCCGTCCGTCTACCGCAATATCGACGGGCTCCGGCATATCGGCTGGCTCGAGGATGACGGCTGGTTCTCAGGTGCCCGTCTCTGGCGCGTGCTAGGCGACGGGCGGCGGGTCAAGGTGTTCGCCTTCCCGCCCGCGCATGGGCCGTGGTTCAAGGAGGCGGACTTCTGGGACCGGTATGAAGCCATTGGTCGGTGCGCGATAGACGAGGCGCATACCCGCCATTTCATCGGGGATGACACCCGCTGGCGTGAAGACGGCGACACCCGTGAGTGCCTGTGGTGCGGCGCACATCGTCAGGAGCGGCATCGCTGGCAGCAGATCATTGAGCGGGAAGGATGGCGTCCTGTCGCCCTCGCCGCGCTCGCCAACCCCCACCCCAAAGGAGACGGAGTGTGAGCCAGGATAAGGTCAAGGAGGCTTTCCAGCATAAGGAAGCTATGCGGGTAGCTTGGTCAAACGCGCTAGGCGCCAGAGTAGAAGCTCAGCGAGAGCTGAACGCCACCCATGACAAGGCTGTTGATACCGCCAAGTCAGCGTTTGATGCTGCCAGCCTCGCTCTCGAACAAGCGGAAGCCGCTGCGACGGTAGATCATCCCCGCGATGGCGAGCGCGTGTTTAAGATGGAACCTGTCTACTCGTATAAATGGGCGAGTAGACCCACTAGCTTCAAACGTGTTGACGGTGTTTTGGCAACGTATCGACCCGGTGACTCTAAGCCAAGATGGTCATCCGTAGGCGCTGGCGAGCTGATAGTCCTGCCCATTCTCAAGAGCGGCAAACCGGGCGCAAAAGCGATGGCGTTCGATGATGAGTGGAAGTCCGTCGAACAGGTGCCCGCATGACGGACGGACGCGAGGGCGGGTGGACGTTGGTGTCTGACCCGCAGGCCATCGACCGCGCTGCCAAGTATCTACGGAATACGTTGCAGGGCGGGAAGGTGCTTACGCCGTGGGAGCAAACGCCGGCCGCCACGAAGCGGAAGTGGGTCGCGCTGGCAACCGGCACGCTCGTGTCCGCCGCCCCTCCGACGCCGGGAGACCCCGCATGACCGACCAGGCCAGCGCCGTGCATTGGGGGCCTGCTATCCCGGTGGACGGGAAGCGGCCGGAGTGGCTGACTGGTGGCATAGACATGCGCTGGGCGATCATTCACGCGAATGGTTCGTACAGCCCCTACCAGCCAGCTTTCTCATCGTCCTGCACAAACTGGACGGGCGAAGGTCATGGCGTCGCCATCCGCCTCCCTGCCTCGCACTTCTATTATGCCAGTGAAGCGTTTCGAGCGGTAGGCGAAAAGCCTTCGCCCACCCCGCCCCCGATCCCGCCGGAGGTGGTGCGAAAGACCCTAGTATGCGTCACAGAGGCCGAGGTGAGGCAAGCAGCCGTTGCCTATGGTGGTGACAGCCCGATTGCCCGAACGGCCTACGAGGACGTGCATAGGCATTTGGGCTTGATCCTCCCCGAGCCGGTGGACCCCGACGTGTTGGTGGTCCGCCAGATTATGCACGCGCAGCAGCGCGCAATGACGCCACCTGACAGCGGATGGGGCAATATGTCGTACCTCAAGGGCAGCTACGACGACACTGAGCCGTTCAAGGCCGCGCTGGCAGCTTATCGCGGCCGAGCCCTCGCCGCCGCTGAGAGGGAGGGGTGAGGTGAGCCAGAACTCCTACAGCAATCCTATTGCAGCCCTTCGGCAGCAGGTGAAGGATATGCAGTGGCAAGCCGAGAAAAAGCGGCGTGAGGCCAAGGATGCGAGCTTGGTTGCCGACGCGATCTATAGCCAGTCGATTGAACTGGACCTCCTGACCGACAAGATTGAAAAGGCCATGAATCCATGACCCCCGACACCCCGCGCCGGGAGGTGCAAACCATTGATTTGTCTAGACGCTCATGGGGCTGCAACTATAATATTCTTCGGGTGATCGAGGGGGGCAAAGAGTTACGATTGGCGACGTGGTGTACGCCAACGCCTTGCTCTGGGGATTACGTCATTCTGACGGATGGCGACAGAACAACGCGCTATCAAGTTGATCGCGTTCAATATGCCTCTGGCGTTGACGACATGACTTTCCTCGACGTGACATTCGCGCCTCGCGCCCGAGCGGCCAGCATGGAGAGTGGGTCGTGAGCGCCGTGGCCGCTTTCATCTTCGGATGCGGTGTAGGCTTACTGCCGGGCACGCTCGCAGTGAGGTGGGTGCTACTCGACACCGCGCGCCGGCTGGCGGAAAGCAGCGAGCTATTGGAGCGGGCAGATCGTATGTTGCGTGGAGAGCCGTCGTGACCCCCTCCGCCGCCACGGCGACCTCCTGCTGGCGATCATGCTCGCGCTGCTGGCGGTGGGGCTGTTGGCCGCTTAACCCCTGTCCTACAACCCCCACCCTGCCCCATGCCGACGCCATGCACGACGAAGCACTTTGGCGCTGGCGGTACGAGCAGTACCCGGACGAGGCTCTGGCAGAGGTAGCCGAGCGCGACGACGATCACGGACGGATGGCGAGGGAGGTGCTGGCCGAAAGACTAGCGAAGACCAAGGGCGGCTAGGGATTCACAGGGGGCGGGCATGGTGGTAGGGTTTGGTCTGGCTGCTGCCGTGCGCGACCCGAGAAGAACGGACGAGCTTTGTGCCTTTGGGCGGGCTGAAACTCCGGGGCGGTGAAACTCCGCATGTAGCGACGGTGGCGGCTTGTGATGCTGCGGTGTGGAGGGGCTGGCCAGCGACCTCCCGGCGCCGGTTCAAGTCCGGCCGTCGCAGCATCACACCTCCCTCGTCGCGACAGGATCGGCGGGCGTCACTTCACCACCGCCACGCTATCCGGTGCTGCGGCGGCCAGCGTCACCTCGCGCTGCTTGACCGTGTGCTGCCGGTAGAAGGCGTATAGCGCTGGCCCGACGACGGGCACGACGGCGAGCAACACCTGCAACAGGTCGCCGTCCAGCCAGCCCTTGCCGACGAGATAGCCGCCTAGCATGGTCAGGGCGTAGCGGATGGCGACGCCGAGCTGTGCCACGGTCGGGTCGCTGTTCACGATGATGGGGGCGTTCATGCGTCGTCTCCGGTCTTGCGCTTGAGCCACGCCTTGAAGTCCGCGACCGTCTTGCCCTTGAGGATAGACGGGTTGGCACGCGTGGCGGCGTCCCCGGCAATGGCATCGGCTCGCGCCGCATCCCCTGCCCCCAGCAGCTTCACGGCCATCGGAGCCCCGAGGAAATGCGCGGCGTAGAGCGTGGCCTTGTTGATGCGGATGCCGGCGCGCAGCAGGATCACAGCGTTCTTGGCGGTGAAAGTGCGGGCGCGGCCGGTCTGTTCGTCCACGGTCGGTCGCAGCCCGCCGAAGGCCATGGACGGGTCGCCGCCCCAGCGCCCGCCCTCACCTTCCCAGGTCGCCTTGATAAACTGATACAGCCCGGATGCCGACGACGTGGGAGCCTTTATGTACGGTCGGTCGCCGCTCTCGATTTTCGACAGCATCGGCCAGTAGTCGGCGGGCAGGTCCACCCCGGATGCTCGCGGCGCCGCGTCGGGTTTCGGAAGCTTGAAGGCGTCGGCCAGTGCGTCGATCATCTGGACATGGCTCGCGAGAAAGCGCCGGTCGGGCGCGTAGGGGCGGATGGCGTCGAACAGTTCGGTGCGGTTCATGCCTTGTCCCCTTCGATCTGATCCAGCGTGTCCATCGCCCGCTGCATCTGTGGTGACAGAGTCGTCGCGCGCGCCCCGGCGGACTGAAACGCGATCATCTGCCGTGTGAAGCCGTCCATCTTCTGCTGCATTTCGCGGACCTCCCCGCGCATCTCGACAAGCTGACGATCACAGTCGCGTCGCTCGTCGGACAGCGCCTTCTCAAAGCGCGCTCGCTCGTCCACGGCGATCCGGTCGCGCTCGACTACCTGCCGTTCCAACTCGGTCACGCGCGTGCTGAGGGCCACGTTCTGCGCGTCGCTGCGGGCATCCACGGCATTGGCGCGTGCGTCCGCGATCTTGCGCATGGCGAGCAAGTGCGCGGCGAATATCTTAAGCCCGCCTCCCCCGATAACCGCCAGGATGACGTTCGTCAGCGCCGTCATCGTCGCGGATGCGGTCCACCCGACGTTCACGGTCGGGGCACCAGGCGCAACAGATGCAATGGCATTAACTAAGGCGAGCGCCGCGACCATATGCCCTCGCTGCTGCACCGGTGAACAAGCAAAGCGTCAGCCCGCAGACCACCATGATGATCTTGGCCTGATCGCTCGTATCGACGTAAAGGATGCGCCAGTCCCGATAGACAAGCAGTAGGGAGAAGCTAAGCACGATTAGCCGTGCCGTATCTCCGTATCGCTTATCGCCACGCTGCGACCGCCAAACCGAGTGCGCCATCCACATCGCCAGCAGCGCGAACGCGATCATCTCGACGCGCATAAGGCTCACTGCCAGCATAGGACGCGCTTCCAGATGATGCGGTCGGCCTCGCGCCGTGTCTTGAACGCCCGATGTAGATTGCGCAGTTCCTCCAGCTTGACCGTAGCCGGCAGGATCGCGATCCTTGCCATGGCGAAGTAGAAGTCGAGCCACCACGCGCTGTAGGAGTCAGTTGCACCACCCCAAGCTGATACCTTGATCGCGACCGTGGCAGCGTACAGGACCGCCACGGCGCGGTCCCGATCATTGATTGCCAGCAGCCAGCCGAACACCATCGCCAGGCATGCCGCGCCGATGTTCACGGCATCGGGCGACAAGCCAGTGAGATAGACCAACTGGCCCGGTAGCCATGCCGCCCCCACCACCAGCGCAGACCGCGAGAATGGCAGGAGCGGGATGACGACACAGGCGAGCGCCAGAAAGTAGATCGTCTGCGGCTGCATGGTTCTTACTTCGGCGGGGGTGGCGGGGGGCCGTTGGGATCACTCGGCTTCGCATCACCGGGCGGAGGCGCAGGGGGCTCGTCTGCATCCTGAGCGCTCGCCCGGCCCATCTCCCGCTCGAATGCCTCAGCCAGCCGGTCCGCGCAGAGGTTCTGCTCAGGCCCGACCGCCAGCGCCTTGAGCGCTTTGAGGTGTCGATTGACTTCCGCCGCTCGCGTCGCGTTCATGCCGTCTCTCCTGCCGGGGTCATTCCCGCTCTCCGATCACCCCGCACCGGGGAAGCTCATGTTGAGGTAGACGATGCCTGCGTCGCCCGGCCCGGTGCCGCCACCGATCACGCGGACCTCGCCGTTCGGGTTGACCGTGATGCCGACCGCCTTGGCGTCCTTGATCGCCTGGCCCGTCAAGAACATGGCCGGCCGGTATCCTGCCGGCAACGTGAGCATCAGCGCGTCGGTGCCGTTGCGCATCATGCCGACGAGCCGGATCGTACCGTCCGCGTAAAGGAAGGCGCGCGCGTCGTCGGTCGCCCAGCCGGACGCCACGGTCACGGTTGCCGATGCGCAGTCCTTGCCCTTCTCGACGCCGTTGATCTTGACCGCGTTGTACCGCAGCTTGTTCAGGTCGAAGCCGGAGTCCGTGTTGACCAGATTAGCAGACGAATTGTTGAATTCGCATCGCTCTATCCGAAACTCGGTGACGTTTGATGCGGCCTCTAACAAAATATTGACGTCGGAGTCCGGATTGGCGGTGCGAGCGCTGTCGATCTTGCCATCTCGATACAAAATACGCCCAGAAGCTGCGGCGCTAAGTACACCACACACACCGCCGATGCCTCGCCCGGTCAGGCGCACGTCCGCGTCCTGCCCGTTGATGAGAACGCCGGGCTTTCCGGTGATGCCCTCCATATCCACGTCGAGCTGCGAGCGGACGCCGCCCACCACAGCGCCGTAGGACACCCGAGGCCCGACGCCGGCCACGTCGCCTTCTACCGAGCATCCCACCGCCGTCCGCTGGATCGTGTAGCCGTCCACGTTGTCGAAACCGTCGCGACCGCCCACGAAGATCACGGGGTTCTCGAAGCCGGGATTGGACGTGGTGGCCCCCCCGCCCTGCACGCAGTTGGTGGCCTTGAGCCCGACGACGTGGGCGTTCAGCACGCCGTAGGTGTCGTAAACGTCGGTGCCTTCGCTGTTGAAGTACACAGCCGCCGCAGCCGAGCGGTCGATGCGCGGATTGTGGTAGTAGATATCTCGCCCACCGACGACCGAGCAGCCGCGCGAGCCGGGCTGGAAGGCATAGGGACTGATGAAATGGATATCCTCGCACATCAGTCCGGAAGGACGGTAGGAGATGACCGCGAAAGCGTCGTCGCCGACGTTCTCGCAGATGGCACCGACCAACACGCAATGGCGAGCGCCGTGGACGAAATGGATACCATCCGCCTTGGTGTTGCGCGCGATCAGATTATACCCGCGTAGGTTCCGCAGGTTGGCGAACCAAAAGCCGACGCCGCCAGTGCCCTTGCCGGCTTCCACACCCTCGACGCGGATATTTTCCAGCACGAGGTCCGTGATGACGGGCTGGCCCTGATCCCCGATGCTAACGCCGTTATACTCGTTGAAGCCGCTGCGCTCGGTGGACGCCGATAGCGCGATGAAATTGGCGAGCCGGATACCCGACGTACCGCCCGGCACCATCAACCCCTGGGGTCCGTTGGACAGCGGGCGAAGGATCGAGCCCTGACCGTCGAAGCCGAAGTCGCACGTCAGCGGCCCATCTCGCCGGTACGTGGCGTTGGCATCGGCGACCACGCTCTTGATCGTCGGATCGCCACTGGCGTCCGCGAACGCCTGCCGTAGCTGCGCGGACACGTCGCCCGTGCTGTTCGGCACCCCTAGATAGGCCAGCGTGACGGGTAGGGACTCGTCCGTACGCCGCTTGCCGTAGGTGGTGCTGGCGGCTTTCTGGCGGACCCAGGCGCCGTCCACGACCGTGAAATTGCCGTCCGGCTGCGCGGGTACGTCCGTGTCGCCTACGAGGCGAGCGGACTTGCGGGCCTTGTCGCTGGCGAGGAGTGCCGCGTAGCTGGTGTAGGTGTTGTCGGCGGGGCCGGTGGAACCGGTTGCGCCGCCTGGCCCTGTCGTCATCGGGACGTTAGACAGAACCTTGATGCTGACGCCGGTCGGGTCGCGATATTCTAGATCGTACGTGCCGAACGGGACGAAGAAGTCGTAGAAGCCTGCGCTATCAGTCAGCGCAACATTCGCGATACCGCTTACTTCGATGATCGGCGTTACACCATCATCTGAGAATAGCGGAACGACACCTCCCGTGCCGCGGTCACGAACGAGCACCTGGTAGCCTGCGAGCGCATCGCCACGGCTGTTCTGGACGTTGTTGTATTGATGAAACATCAGGGCTCAATCCCGCCGGGCTTGCGAAAGCTGCTGCTGAGAGAGACGTTCACGCCAACGCTCGCGGTGGAACCAGCGCTATCGGTGACGACGCATAGAGCTGTACCGTTGGAAGTGCCGCTATAGACAAATGCCGTGAACGTGGTGCTGGGAGCGGTCGCGGTGTCTATCTTCACTTCCGTATCGGCGTATGTCATTGACCAAGCGTAATTGTACGGGGGGGCACCACCGCTTGCGGCTATCGTGACAGCATTCGTTGTCACGCGAGCTGTCCTGGCATACCCGTAGGAATCCACGTCTTTCGTTGCGGACAAGGGAGCTACAGCCGTGAATGCTGCTACTTGGCGGAACTGTCCGTCACGAAAGACGCTGATACGCTTGACCGGGACGCCACCGACAGAAAAGCGCTTAACTGCCCGCCATGCCCCGGCGAAGCGAACGCTCAACGCCATCAGATCTCTACCAGCCAATCGCCAGCCGCGCCTGCCGGTGGCGTACCGCCGAGGGGCTGGACGAATACCCGCCCCGAGACAGCGGACGCATCGTTGTTGTGCAGGAATCCGCCGCGCCCTTGGAACGTCGGCTGCGTCAGGAATACGCCGCCCGTCTGCGCGACGTACGGTCCGCCAGACGAACCCGTCAGCCCATCGAACATCACGCGAACGGACGCCATGATGCGCCGGCCCATGTCGTTCATGTTCCCCGGCGGGCAACCTTCGGCGATGTTCACGCCGTCGATGTTGCTGTTCAACGCGGGGTCGCGCGACCAGTCCTGGACTGCCACGGCGCCTCCTTGCCCGGTTGGGCTCTACGGTCTGACGTTCGGTAAGGCGGGGAGCGGCGCTCAACCCACCGTCGCACCATGCCATAAATCAGGGCATTTGCAAGATGGTCGGGGTGGGGTAGGTAGGCTACGTGGCCGCCGACCTATGGACGATCCTTACTGCCGCTATCGGCTTCGGTGCAGCCGGTGAGGGCGTCCGGCGCTACCGTCAGTTCAAACACGACCGCCGGATAATCCCGCGTGACGTGCGTAACGCCGGGTTTTGGACGGACAGCCGGCTATATCATGCCGAGGTGGCGGTAATAGCTGCGGCGTTCGCTATTCCATGGTGCCTATTCATCACTTTGGCTTCAATCAATTTCATAGGCTGGGGCTACCTCGCGACGCTTGGTTATGTCCTCACCATCTACATCGTCCTACGCGGCTTGAACGCCACACCACCTCAGTAGTCAGACACCACCGCGGTTGGACCATAGCTCAAGGCCAGCGGACGGCCGAACATGCCGCCGTAGCGTGCCCGCCTGACGATCTCAGCACCAGCACGAGCGATGGCATCAGGTCGGTCGAGCAAAGCCCGACCAAGGATGCCTTGCGTGCCCTCGGCATAGAGGGGCGCGTTGACGAGATTGCGCGTCGCGGTGCGCACGGCCGCAGCAAGCCCGCCGTTCTGCTCGATGCGCCCAGCCGTGCCGCTCTCCGGCACCTTGGACGGCAACACTTCCTGTCCGGCGCGCTGTAGCTCGTAAAACGGACGATCAGGCGTAGCAGCCGCGATCTTGCCTCCAAAACGCGTCGTGTTCGCGCGCGCGGCCATACCGAGCTGCGCAGGCGTGAACAGCCCCTCGGTGTTGATGCCGCGCCCCACGCTGTCCGCTAGGATATTGAGGTTGCGATAGCCGGTATTGGCCTGGCCCAACGCCTCCATAGCGCCTGGTGCCTGTCGCTCCGCCAGATCCATAACCGCGCCCTCAATGCGCCTCGTGGCGTCCGTCGCCAACGCGCCCATCGAGTCCGTGCCGAAGTCGGCGCCGCGCGTCTGCTGGATCAGGTCTTGAACCTGGCGTCCGTCGATCTGACCGTTAGGGGCCGAGAAATGCGGCGCAACGCTACGGTCCACGAAGGCTCCGAACTCGGGACCCACGCGAGGCAAGCTGGTGCCACTGGCGAGCGCGCCGCTTACGTCCGACGCGAAGGTGGTGTCAGGCACGAGGTTCGCGCCGTCTAGCGCGCGAGCGTAGGCACCGTTCGGACCGCGAAACAGCGCACGTCCAGCAGCAACGGCAGGCTCACCGATACCCACGGGTGCCGCCTTGGGCACCATGTCCAGCCCTTCATCAAACGCAGCGCGGTTGAAGGCGCGTACGCCCTCTAGGCGACGATCGGTGATGCTGTTCCCGACGCCCGCATAGCCGGTGAGCTGATCCTCACGCGTCTTGAACTTTCCGCCCCTGATCTGACCGTACGTAAGCGGAACGCCGCGCTCGCGCAGGAACTTAGCGTTGTCGTTCTGAACGCCGCGCAGCCCCCGGCCAAACATGCCCGTCGCGCGCCGTCCGATCTCGCCGCCAGCTAGGCCGGTGACGGCTCCGAGGCCTGCGCCTTCAAGACGGCTACCCTCGTCCGTCGAGCCGGCGCCGTAGGCTGCGCCGTAGAGTAGATCAGCAGCGATAGGGGCAGCGCGAGAAGCCACAAGTCCAGCGCCTGCCGCTTCGGCAACCGTGCCTGCCAGCGCGCCTCCCGACAGGGTGCCGGCGAATGCAGCCTTCGGATTAGCGGTCGCGGCCGCAGACATGCTGGCCCGCGCCAAGGCGGGATTATCCGTCATGTTATCCAGCGTGCCGGCCGTCAACGCGTCCCCGGCTTGCAGGAAGTATGTGCCCGTTGGTGACTGAGCTACCTGATTGATAAACTGCTGCTGCCCGCTGAGTGGCACCGCCCGGTTCTCAACCGAGATAGCATACCGATCCAGCGGCACGGTCGGGTTCTGCGCCCGAAAGCGCGTAGCCGCTGCCACGTCACCCGCGCGCTGATCGCCAAGGCCGGGCTGAACGCTGTTCATGTACGCCGTGATCTCGGCGGCCGATCGTCCCGCGCCGATCATGCCCCGGATATGCGAGTTGAGGCCCTTCAAGGCGGGGTCGGCCTCCTCGCGCGTGCCACCGGTCGCGAAGGTGCGCGCCTGCTCCGGTTCCGGCTCGGCAGCGATGCCATACTTGGCGGCCACCTGAGGGTCACGGTAGTCCTCGCCAGCCGCTAGCGCGCGGTAGTTACGATAGTGGCGCTCAACGGCCGCCAAGCTCTCCTCAAGCCGTTCGGGGCTCTGCATCTGACCTAGGCCAGCTACGCTGTCGCGCAGGAGAGCACCTTCGCGCTCGGTCAGGCTGCCGAGCCCAGATGCCCCGGTGGGCGAGGCCTGCTTAAGTTGCGCCAGCTTATCGAGTGTGAGCCGCGACGCGATGGTGTTGAGCGTTCCGGCGAGGTCAATGGCGGACTGGGGCTGAAAACGCTCGGGCAAGCGCGCAGCGAACCCAGCCGATCCAGCGCGGCCAAGATCGCTACGCGCACGCGCGATAGCCGACAGGATTTCGTCGTCCGCGAGCGCGGAAAGGCGCTTCTGCAAGGCCGGGTCGGCAACCGGCTTCTCGGCTGCCAGTTCGCGCCTCGCCTTTTCAGCATCAATCTCTGCCTTCGTGGCCCCTGCTGCCGCTGTGCGCGCGGCGTAGGGCGCTGTGGCGGCATCCTGCGCCAACTGCTGACGAGTGCGGGCAATCCCGGCTTGCGTGGCCGCTAGCTGCGCCGCATCCTGAGCAACCTCGGACTGCGCGATAGGCACAACGACCTGCGGGCCGGTCGGTGCGGTATCGAACTGATCGAATGGGTTGGCCTGCTGCATCACATCGTCCCCCGGCGGCCGTAGAACGGCACGCGGTTATAGCCTGGCAGCGTGACGTGAACGTGGTCGCCCTCGTCCAGATAGCGTGCTGACGAACCAAAATAGCCGCGCAGCGCTTCTACCGACGTGCTAGCATAATCCACCCCATCGCCACGGAGGTGGCTGCTGTTCGGCACGCCCCCAACGGCCCGGTTGCCTGCCACGGTACGCCGACCGCTGGTCATTGTGCCCGGAGCCATCATCGGATCGGGAAAGGGCTGCCGGCTGTCTGTGCCGCGCCTCCGAGGTAGCGAGATGATGCACCCTGCCCATATTTCTGGTCGAATTGCGCCGCCATGCCTGGATTTTGTCTCAGGAACGATACGGCTGCATCCGGCGGGCCGGGAGGCGCGCTTGAAGAAGTGGGCGAACGCGGCACGGCCACAATGCCGACGCCGGGCACATTCATCATCTGCGGCGCGCCCCCGCCATTGCTGGCGAAGTTCTCCGCGTACCTATCACCTAGACCGGCTTGGACTGAGTTAAGATAACCGCGATTGCGCTCAAGCGCGGTTGGATCAGAGGACGGATGCGCAGCCTTATACTCCTCCTGCGCGCGCCACGTTGCTAGCCGACCCGCCTCGCGCCGCTGTTCATCGGCAAGCTCGTCCTCTCGCTGCCGGCGAGCCATCACGGTGGGGAGATATGCCGCCCTGCCCCCCGTCGCCACGGCGGCAGCATCCGCTATGCCGCCCAGAATGTTGATGCCGAGCCCGCCGCGGTCGAAGAAACCCGGCCGGGGGGTATCCACGCGCGGCGCGGACGGCAGGGCCATACCGGGAGACTGCATTACCGGCAGGTCAGCCGACCAATCGACATTCTCAGGGCTGAAAGGTGGGGTGCCGTAGGGCGACCGGACACCGCTAGGCTTGGTCCCGAACATCATCCCCACGTCAGCGACCCCCACCATAGGCAGCCGCAGCCTGAGCCGCAGCCTGAGCCAAGATAGCGCCCAGCGATGGATTACTCACGTCGGTGCGGGTGTTATACCCCCCGTACAGCGATCCCAGCCCGCCAGCGTACGCCTGCGCCTGACTGGTGCCGAGCCCGGCGATCCGCGACGCCGTGTCGATGTACGCGTTCGGCCCAGCGTAGCGGGCCAGTTCGAGCGATGGAGCGAGCCCCGCTGCGGCACCCATCCTCGCACGCTCCGCGCTATATTCTGCCCCCCGCAGCCCCGCCTCGCTAGATGACAACGCTCGGGCGAGCGCACTGACGTTCGCACCCGAACCCGTCCGTCCAGCGCTTGAGAATTGGTCCTGTACCGTCCGCCGCACATTCGCATTCGTGTCCGCGACGATGCGGTCGAGTTGCGGATTACCGTCGAGATAGTCGCCGTTAAGGACCGCCGTGTTGTAGCCGGACGCAGCGTCGAGGCCGGGGTTCGCACCGAATGCGCGCTCCGCCAGCCCCGGAAGCTGCGCGGCGGTTGTCTGCTGAACCTGGCTCACGATAGGCTGGGCAGCGTTATACGCCGAACCGAGAGCCGCACCCCCTGCGTCGATGAATGGCCGGGCATAGGCGCTGGGCGCGTTCGTCGTCTTGGTCTTGGTCTTGCTCAGGCCCATCAGACCATTTCCTTCCTCAATCGCACCTGATGCACGGCGTATCCATCGTCGGCCAGCACGCGCGCCCAGCCCTGCCGGCTATCAATCTCCGACACCACCGCGCCGATCTCACGACCCCACTGTTCGGCATAGGGGATGAGCTTGCGCACCTCGGCAGCGTCACCGGCGGCCACCAGCCCGTGCACCGCCAGCGCGCCGCTAGGGTACGCCGTAAACGTCGCGACGATGGCCGCCGCCTCGGTGCACCAGAACCGCGCTCGGCCCGTCCAAATCTCGCTATCCAGCCAGCCCGCAGGATAGAACCGCTCATCCGCAGGCGTGAGAAGGCGCGAGCGCCACGACTGATAATCGTGCCACTCGTCCATCGTAATCACGGGCCGGGACTCTCCAATGCCCGCACACGGGCGGACACGCGCTCAAGCTCTCGCAACAGGTAGTTCACCCGCTCTGCGGTGTTGCGCTCCCACCTTGCCCGCTGTTCCGGGTTGTTGGCGGTAGGCTCAAGGGGTGACGGACCCGCCATTCGCAAGTTCCGATGCTGTCAGATTGCCAGAAATACGGCGCTGAGGCAACAAGGGCCTCCTATCGCGTGCCGCCGCTCTCAAACGTAATTTCAAGACCCTGAGCGTATGTCCACGCGCCGCGAAAGGTCGCCGTAATATCGAATAGATGAGCATTCGCGCGCACCGGCAGCGTACCGTTCGCACGCATGGATATCGATTGTCGCACCACCGGACGTTCGCTACCTCGCATGCGACCTTCTATCGCTACTATCACATCGCCAGCGTCGGTTATCGGCCGCACCTCTCGAACCCGAGCGCGACCGGCGGCCAACTCCTGCCTTGCTAGGCTTAGAACCCCATCAAGTGGTTCGCCGTTGAGTGTGCCTAGCGCTCCCGACGTATTCGCCAGTAGCAACAGCGGATTGCCGCCCGAGAACGCGGCATCGTCCAGCGAAAAGGGCACCGCTTCGAGCGTGCCGTACCGTGCGTCGAGCTGTTCCAACGTGGTGTCGGCTGTGAAACCCGAGAAACCTAGACGAACGTCTATGCTAATCGTCGTCCAGCGCCTCAGTGCGTAATTGTAGCACCACAGCGTGCCGGGCGTGCCAGGCATGATCCATATGACGATATTTCGGCGCGGATCGGTCGCGGCATAGATGCGATTGACGATATCTTGACGGCTATAGGTGCGGAAGAACGTGGCGTTGACCTGTTCGTCTCCGATAGGGTCCACACCGTTGCCGTCGCACGACATGAAGCCGCGATCCGACAGGAAGAACGTCAGGCGTCCCGATTGCGCGACCGAGCCTTTTGCCATGCATCCGACGTTCGACGCGATCTCGTCAAACGAGAAGACGATATCGCCGCCCTGGAAGCTCATCCGCTTCACGGCGTTGCGTTGTAGGACAATGCCGTATTCACCACCTGCAAGGCCCATCACACGACCACCGTCGAGCATTTCCTGACGGTCGGTGCCGTACTGGTCCGGCGCATCGGGATCGGTGTCGGGCCAGAAATTGGAGCGGTTGTCGCCAGACCAGGTGACGGTCAGAAGCGCCTGCGGATCACCCGCCAGCACCACCCTGTCGCGAACAACGGTCACGAGATCGGCCGCAGGAGGACTACCCCCGAGAGGACCGGCAGCACCTTCGCCCAACTGGTAGCTGACGGGAGGGCCGCCATTGACCGCGATTACGTTGTCCCCGAACTGGACGAAACGCCAGCGGGCCGTAGCTGCCACCTCCGTCAGCAGTGATTGCCACACGCCGCCCACGTACCGGTTGAGGCTTGTTCCAGTGCCACCCAGCGTCGAGGTGTCGCCTTTGGACGATACGAAGGATGCACCGCCCGTTATCCCCGCTAGCGGGGGCGTGACGGCTTGGAACCCGCCGACAGGGCCGTACCCCGCACTGGTGGCATAGACGTTGCGGGCGACTACGAGCTGATCTGCCGGGGGAAGGTCCGGCAGATATGGTCCGAAAATCGCGCGCTTGAGCATCAGGCCGCCGCCGGCAACGCGTCCGCGCGATGGGCGAAGGCGGAAAGGATCAGATGCGCCTTACCCGAACAGGCACGGTTGGGCGCGAAGTAGAACACCAGTTCCGCCTTTCCGGAAGACAACGCGGACGTGGTGACGCCCACCGGTGCTTCTAGGAACACGTACCCGGTGAACGGCTCCGCGATCACGCTCGCGAGCGGGCTATTCGTGTCCACCGCCGACACGCCCAGCTTGACGAGACCGGCACCCTGGACGGACGCCGCGATCCCGATCAGGCCCTGAACGCCGTCGAGATACAGGAGGCACCCACCCGTAATGGGCGTGCCAGAGGGCACCGCAGGATCATAGGTGACGGGAAACGACCCGATGATGACGGACGCGCCGTACGGCACGCGGTTGGTGCCCGTGCTGCCCGAGAACGTCAGTCCGACCGTTGGCGTGACGCCCGCCGGTAGGATCGCGTCGTTGACCGTCGTCGTGATGCTGTCCGTGGCGAAGGCCATCGAGAACGACCCACCGCCCTCACCCTGCAAAGTGCTGCCAGCGGGCGGCGTACCGGTGACGGTGCCCGTGCCCCCTGCGTGATCGTAGAAGTTGCTCCCGCCGATGGCTCGAGCGCGACGACTGGTGCCGCCCAAATTGCCTCTCAGGAGCCCTGTTCCATACTCATTCGTGGCGGACAGGATCGGTAGCGCGCGGCGCGGGTACAGACGCGGAAACACCGCCATCATGGCCTTCGCTTCCACAAAGCTGCCGTAATTGCCCTTGTGGACGTAGTCGCGCATCACGGAGCCGTAGGGGGCGGGCGGCGCGGTGCCAGTACCGGCGTACGTGTACGGGATCGGAAAGCCGCCGTCGTTCGCCGCTGCCGGATCAAGAAGGACGTTCGTAGTGTCAATGAACACGGTGTCCGCCGAGTTCTCCTGCGCGTACTGCTCGAACAGCCGATTGAGCGAATAAAGCTGGCGATTGTCGGCGGCTGTCGTAGCCTTTGGGTCGATCCCCATCAGGATCATGCGACGGCATCCGGCAGCACGGACGACCTCGTTGTGGTGCTTGCGGATGTTCGCCAGCGTCTGCTCGGGCGTGAAGCCGCCGCCGTCGTTGGTGCCGATCCGAAGCACCTCATCCACCACGTAGCCCGCCGCAACAAGCTGCTGATACTTCGTGCGCTCAGCCGCCATGCGCGCGGGGCTGGTGAGGTTCGTGTCTCCGGCCGACCCGGTGGTGGAGCCGCCGACGCCGTAGCCCCCCTCCCCGTCCGTATTGCCAGTGCGTCCGGAGTGCGCGTCTACGTCGAGCCCGAGGCGCGCGACCGCGAAACGCGCGGCTGCTGCCGCCTCAGGCGCTTTGCTGTCGCCGTTGTGGCACAACAGCGCCCCGCCGAACGGAAGTCCGCCGATACGGCTCCCCTGGCGCTTGAAGATAGGTTCGTCGGAAAGAAGGCGGTCCACCACGTCAGGCTACTCCCATGAGGTAGGCGCCGTCCGCGCCTGTCAGACGCGAGGCATCGGCCCCGGCGAGGTAGGTGAAGCCGGAAGGCGGCCCGCCGGGATCGACCACAGGTGCACCGGCGACGGTCACGGCCGTCGAAGTCGCATCGATGCTGCCACCAGGCCCGGTCGCCGTGACGCGCAGGGCGTAGCTGCCGGCCGCAGACGGAGTGTACGTCGCTCCCGTAGCGCCGGCGATTGCTGCGCCCGCAAGCAGCCACTGGCGGCCCGACACGCTGCCGTTCGCCACCACGCCGTCACTGGCAGTCAGCGTCTCGCCTACGGTCGGGTTGCCGTCTGATAAGATAGAGGGGGGCGTGGTAAAGCTGGGGGCGGGATCGGGTTCAGGTGTGACGCTACCGCCATCGCTGCCAACAGGGTACGCAACGCCGTCGTCACCCGTGACGTACAGCGATACGAACGACGCCGCTGCTGCCTTCACGTAGTAGAGGGTGTTCGGCACCGTCTGCGCTGGCAACGCCAGAACGCGCTCGCTGCGAAGGGCTACCATTCGGTGCGATCCCACTGTTCGGGAATATCGGCGCCAGGAACGTTGATCGGCACAGCCCGCCCGTACGGAGCGAACTCGCGCATAGCAGGCGAGCCGCCGATCCCCTCGCACACGAGAGACCGCGCCACCAGCGGCCCAGCGAACCGAGCCTTGGCGCCCGCCTCCTGCACCGCCGACAAAGCCGCGTCGAACAGCGCCGACCAGCCGGCCGCCGCGTCGGCGTCGATAATGAACGTGGCCGCTTGGAACAGCGTCCCGTACAGGTACACGTCTTGATGCTGGTCGAGTAGCCAGTTCGCGGGGTTCGCGGTGCTGAGCGCCGGGACACGCTGCCAGTATGCGACGGTGACGCTCGAGGTGGTGGGTGCTGTCAGCAGCGACCGACCTTGCAGCGCGAAGGCATCGCCCCGATAACTCTGATCCGCCAGCGCGTTGGGTGACGTAGCGCGCAACGGTCGGCCGCTCGCAATTACCGCTCGCACTTTGAGGCAGTCGAGCGGTAGGACGAAGGCACCGCCCGACCCGCTCAACGTCGCGCTCGTCTCCATCTCCGGCACGCGCAAGGTGCGATTGATGACGGCTTCCGAGTTGGCGACGAAGGTAGACAGGATCGGGTCTAGGTCGCTCCCCCGGTCGAGCCATCGACGCACGGCATCCAGCAGCGAACTATAGTCGGTGATATCGCCCGGATTGCCGAGGTCGAGCGCGATTGCCATCAGTCGCCGACCGTCCGCCCCTCACAAACCACATCGGGCAGACCCAGAACTTCGCGAACCTGATCGTATACCGGCTTCGGCAGGTTGATGACCGGGGCGCCAAGCACCGTCACGACGATCAGCGGTGGGTCGAACGTGGAAATGCACACCACGTCCACGGTGGGGGGCGTCGAAGCCATCGCTTCCTCCTCAGGTTGCCAAGAACCAGCCGGTCGGGCCGTATTCGATATCGCGGACGCCGCCGGCGATCAGCGGGAGTGCGCCTCCTGTCAGACCGGTAATGCTCAGCGTTTTACCGAGCCCCAGCAGGCCGTTCATGATGACGCGTTGGCGCTGCCCTACCCAGGCGTTCACGGCAGACGGCACCACCGTCACGTCACCCACGAGAGTACCGGTGAAGCGCAACGTGGGCGCGGTGTAGAGGGGGCGGATCGCAACAGAGCCGGCCGCCGCCTCAACGGTGAAGTTGCCCTCTTGGCGCTGCGGCACCCAGCGGTAAG